AATAGACTATCCAGATGACGTCAGGTTCGCAAGGTGGAGTCAAGGTAGTTCCAGTATATACAAAGTAAGCAGGTGTATCAGGTAAAATATCGGTAAGAGACCAAGTATCTCCTAATTTGATAGTTGTATCAGAATCAGAATAAGGAACAAAGGCATTGAAAAATTTAGAGGAAGGAGTATCTCCAGGCGATGTACGGACAATAATGGACATACATACTGTTTTTCCTGATGGATGTGTGAACTTAGCAACTAATTCAGCTTCACCAAATACACTTTCTAATGAATGTTGAGAAGTAGAATAAAGAGTAATTTCTTCGCAAGTGTATCCTTCTCCGTTATAACTTGCAGTTGGTTTACCATTTGTAAAATCACTTAAAATAAGACCTCCGTGATTTTCAGAATGATTTGCTAAGTGTGCTTCACCTACAGATACTTCATCTACAATCCATTCGCAAAGACGATCACAAGGAACTGAAAAAGATTGAGACAAGTTAATTGGAGATTGATTTGGAGCACCGCATGCTTTAAATCTATCAGGCCATGATGAAGCACTGTCAAAAATACTCATCCCTATTATTACTCTGGCATATGAATAAATTCAGAAATTGACTTTGGATCATCACCAGTCCATTTTAAACTTTCCTTAAACTTTAATGATTGTCTTAGTTGAATATTTGTATCTATAGTGTTTCTGAAATACATAGATGTTACACGGACATTATGTTTAGTATTAATACGATACGCACGATATATTGCTTGTAATTCTAAGAATGGATTCCAGTCTGGACTTGTGTTTATTACATGATGAACCCAAGGCAATGAAATACCTACTCCACCTGCTTTGATCTGTAATAATAACACACAAGGTTGGAATATATAACTGAGAATGAGTCGAATAATATCATTTGGAACATCGCGTGAATGAATTCTATCCAGGAATCCTCCTACATGTGATTCTGTAATTGGATTTCCATGTTTTTCTAACTTTGTTCTTTCTTTTGCTCTTGTTTTACCGTTCAATACTTTTACTTGTATTCCTGAACTTTCTAACAACTGTTTCAATAAATCTAGTTCAGTCTTGAAATGTGTAACAATCATTGTAGATTCTCCTTTTTGTTGATCTTTCTTAACTATATCCAGAATATGACGGAACTTTGTCACTTTTGATGGATCCCATGCTCCTACATCTTCTGGATTCCCTAACATCATTGGCATTTGTGCTCTCCATACTTTCTCTGCATCTAAAACCATCTGCGGATGAATTGCTGCTTGTCGTTGTCGCAATATCATCGTTGCTCTCATCAATCCTTGAACATGTCTTGGCAAACGATACGCATTATTCGCTATCCAGTCATTTACATCATCAATGCGACCTGATACATACTCATACATTCTCAATTCTTCTTCGGATTCAAAGTCGTATATATGTTTTGAACATACAAGTTCTCTTCCACCTTTATCTACTTCCTTACGTGTTTTACGACACATATAATGATTAAACGCAGATGCTGGAAGTTCTCTTTTCAAGAACTCTGTATACGCTTTTATATCCGCATTACTATTATTGTAAGGTGTAGCGGTTATACCCCAACGAATACGTGATTCTATATCCTGAATATCTCTAAACAAACTTCCATTTCTATTACGAAGAATATGTGCTTCATCTACGATAAGTCTATTAATCGTTTGGTCTTCAAACCATGTATGACCTAAAGTTTGAACGAAATGACGATTGTTTCTCTTCAAAACGGAATGATGAGTTGCTACTAACACAGTTGGACGACCAGGTGTAATAACTGTTTCATTCTTCTTATATTCCAGACAATCAAACTTGAACTGCGACTGTAATCTTAATTCTGCTAACCAGGAACCTACGGTAGTTTTAGTAGTGAGGATAAGTGTTAATGGTACAAGGTGTTCTTTAATTAATCTTGACATCATGCGAGTTTTACCTAAACCCATTTCATGACATAAGAATCCACCGCGAACATTGCGATCAATTTCGCGGATTTTCATCCATTCTAGTGCTTCTTCTTGGTATTCAAACATTTTGGTCGGTAGTGTCTCTGTCTTATATATAAATTTGGATTCGTTTTATTCTGTTTTTGTAATAATGAGTTCAGACACGGCAATAAATTTAGCCGCTACGTCTTTGACGTTTAGCATTCTTTCTTTCATAGTCATCGTGGTTGGACTTCTTTTTCTTGTATTTCCAGGATGGTTAGAAACAATAAAATCAGCAGTCACTAACTTTAGTGGTTCACCTTCTTCTTCTGGATTCCTTGATCATTTAAAAGTTCTATCAATTTTAAGCGGTGCTCTAACTCCTGACATTGTTCTTCTTATTGGTTTCATTGCAGATTTGATGAACTTCAAATTCCGTTATTCAGTTACCAGTCTTATTGGTATTCTTGCCGTCGTAGCAAACTGGGGAATAACCAGTCTTATCTCAGGTGTCTCATTTCCATCATTCACCTTCCCTACATTCTCTGCTCCATCCGTAACTGAAACTCCAAAATCTACTTCTCCTCAATTATTGGGTGTAGGTTCTACTTCAGATGCACTTGTAGCAGGTAAAAAGAAGAAGGGAGGTGTTCAACTTCCTTCGTCCATAGTAGATAACTTTAACCCCTGTGCTATTCGTGGTCTTGAAATGTTTGATGTAAAAGGTTCGCCAATGGGATTAGCAGCGCTCGCCGCAGTCTTTGCTGTTTACCATTTAGATATGTCAGTTGGATCAAAGCGATCTTCCTCTCAAGTTCTTGGATTTGATGCACTTGCCATTCTTGTATTTGCCAACACCTTATACTCTTACATCCAATTTGGAAGTTGCTTGAATGATACGTCTTCTTTCTTCAACATACTCAAATCAACCGCCTTCCCAGTATCTATAGGTTTAGCAGTCGGAGGAATAGGATACACTATCTTGAAATCAAAGTTTGCTGACTTCTTACCTCTTAACGGTGAATCAATTAATACCGGTGGAAGTAAAATGTCAGGAGGATGTTCTGCTGGAGGAGCAACATGTTCTGAACCTAACGATGATGATCAAATGGTTTGTGAAGCATATCAAGACGGAAAAAGAATTAGTTCGGTTTCTTTGCAGAAGTAAGGCGTTTTAATAAAGCAAAATAACCCATGAACTGTGTTCCTGAATGTCTTCCTACAACTTTACCATCATAAACAGCAACTAAAGTAGGAACGTGTGTAACATCGTATGCCTTTGCCATTTGTTGTGGATCATTTGTAGTATCGATATCAAACCATTGAACTGAAGGATTATCTTCCTTGAGTTCAGTGATAACAGGTTTCACTGCTAAACAAGGCTTGCAAGTTGGAGAACTGAAGTAATACATTTGTTCCGACATCTTCTTGTATTATGTATCTATCTTTTCAATGGTTAAATGACTTTTCTCAATCAAACGGTAAGCAGTTTTTCCGTGAATCTTGGTCTTTTCCAGATCATATGCTCGTCCGTTTAGCGTCTTTTTAAGAGCAGATATCAATGCCGAACCGAGAAACTTTGGATCAATTGAACTTGTGTGTCCTAAAATATGTTTCACAAGATCATCTTCAGATAAGGGAGCACCCATAATTTTAAGTGGAATACCAGTCAGTACATCATCGCTATTAGACGAAACACGAACAACTTTATCAGATACTTCTGGAAAGGTTACATCTGTCTGTGTTTCTGCTGCTTTATTTGCCATTTGATCGGTATAATCGTTCCACTTACTATCTGTATCTTCTCCTCCTGTATGTGCTCTTACATGAACGAATTGATGAGAAACTCCTTCCAATTCTTTCAATATTTCTTCCAATAAAGCACGATGAACTACCGGTTTACCTTCTGATGTTCTCCAGTTGCGTTCTTTCCAACCTGGAATCCATTTGGTTAGACAGTTGATAGAGTATTGTGAATCAGTACAAATACGAATAACCTTTCCTGAAATATCACGGAATGTTTTAAGTTTTCGTATTCCTTCTAAAATAGCAGTAAGTTCTGCAGTCTGATTTGTTTGTGATCCTTCTGGGTTAAGCGGACGACCAAACGATTCATGAAGAGCATCGGGGAACACGGCGGCATACGCACCTCGACTATTCTTTTTTCCGTTGTTGATTGATGATCCGTCAGTATAGATGCTTATCATGGTTTATTTTATACTGGGTTTCGAGAAGAAGCATCCGTTTTTATCTTTTCCCAAATGTCTAATTCACGTTTTGTATCTCCTATATGTTTCACCTTACATACATTTGGAACACCTTTTATTTGCTTTGTTATACAACGACTCTGGATGGCACTCTGAATATTGTTCATATACTCTACATGAAACCAAACACGCGATCGGTAGCTCTTGGTCTCTAACCACCTGCGTAAAGACTGTTGACATGCAAGCGATAAAAAATGAGCATGCCATACTAACAAAAGTTTAACTCGTTTATCTGATTTTGATGTAACCCAAATTTCAAATAATTTTCCAAATTCTTCAACGGAACAAACAGAAGCAGCATCTACTTCGTGTGTATCAATGTTTTCATGATGCTTTTCCTTGTATTCTTTCCAAATCCGTGCCATTTCACGATCGTCCATCGGTTCGTGAAATAACATGTGTGGAGGTGGAAAACTAAGTTCCATCTATTACATTATTCATCCTTCAATTCTGAAACTATCTTTCGCACTGGAATTTCTTGGGAGACGATGTAGAGACTGTTTTCAGTTAAAACAATGAAACAACCTTCTAAGCGAAAAAGGTTCTGTATTGTGGAGGTGTATTCACTTTCTGATTTAACTAAATATTTAACATTATCTTTTACTCCAATACAGCACTTTTTGTCCTTGCTATCAGTCCAGTAATCCAACAATATAGGGCGGTCTTCATCAATAGAAATTTGAGCAGCGCGAAGGAGAACTCCTGCTGGTGGTAAAGTTGTAGGTGTCGCCATTTGTATTTTGTCTTCCTTTGCGTTTAAACCTTACGAACGCAGTCTTCAAGCTTAAACCGAGAACGCATGCCAAGACAAGTTGTTTCTGTCTTTGGAATTGCCAATATAACCTTGGCCTTGTCTGAAATGAAAGTGCTTTCTTTTCCAAACAATTTATGCATTTCGGCGAGGAAGGTAACTGCTTGATCAACCGATTCAGAAACAGCATCATTCTTTGGCTTACGAACATTCTCTTCCAAGTCAGAAGTTACAATGTTGACTGCTTCGTGAAGGAGTTCTTCGGTAATTAAGCCACGAACATGAAGTTCTGCAACAAATACACCGAAACCGCGACGAAGTTCCTTTTGTTTGTTCCAGACACATAACTGGTCTTCAAATTCAGTTTTAGAGAGTAATTCCAAGTCTGGAAATACAATAGTCTTGCTTTGGTCAAACATTTTGATGAATGTATCGATCGAACAATACATTTGAAGATCTTCATGAATGACAGGAAGTGCTTCACAGAGGATGGCAAACATATCTGCCAATAACTTTGCGTAGAAGGGCATAGAAACTCCACGATCGAAGATGAAGTTTACTACACGCATACGGAAGGTTTGATCGCGTTTGTTGATGGTATCAACAATCGTCTTGGTCATATCCTTCAATTTAGAAGCAACAACCTTATTGACAATACTGATGATTGCTTCGTAATCAGGATCATCTTTTTCACGGATGATTGCTTTCAATTCCATAATAATATTTGTGCGCCATTCTAGTTCTGAAGGCTTTCTATTTTGGACGAATTTTCTATAGTTTGGTTTTTTAATATATACGGGTGCTACAGGTGCTAACTGCATAGCTGCTATAATATCCAGTACTGGTCCAGGGATGGGGAGATGGGTGGTGGTGCGAAAGGCGTATAACATAGTTGAATTCATGATGCCGGTGGTGTTATTCTCCTTCTAAGAAGGAAACCCGATCCGTTTTCGTCCAAAACGGATTTACGATTAGGCAGATAAGATAGGTAGTGCCCCCGGAAGAAAATGAGTAGTACAACAACATCGCAACAACCTATCACAGATATCACACCATTCACGAACACGTGGGTGCTGTGGTATTTCGATCCAAGAAACAAGGACTGGAGTTTATCGAATTATAAGAAAATAGCAGATTTATCAACACCTCAACAGCTCTGGACAATTATAGCAGCAATACCACGAGAAGCGTGGGAATGTGGTTACTTCTTCTTTATGAAAAAAGGATTTAGACCAATTTGGGAAGTTCCTGAAAATGAACAAGGCGGTTCATGGAGTAAAAAGATTCCAACAGTAGATTTATACGATATAGCAGTAGATTTAATAGTTCATTCAGTCGTATCATCAGACAATATAATGTTATCAAAATATGAAAATTATGTAGGTTTCTCTACCTCACCAAAAGGAGACTTTAATATAGTAAAAATATGGACAAATACAACAACAGTAAATAATGCGCGTCAATATTTAAATCCAAACATGAAATTATCTATTACAGAAGATGTAGTCTATACAGCACATAAATCTCGTCGTTAAGTATAATATGGCATCTGCTCCTCCACGACAGACATTCACGAAAAAGAAGATTCCTTTTTCACATATAGAAAAAGTAGAACCTGGAAATCGTAGTCGTTCAGAAAGTATGCGTAGTATAGGAACTGAATACTCTGATGCGTATCCTGTAGAAATTGAAAACATTGATCCTAAAATGGAAGCAATGAAAGCAACTTATTTAGAAGAACAGCGTTCATTAGCAAACAAAGCACATCGTCAACAAAATAAAACACAGAAAGCAAAAGTTGTATCTAAACAGGAAGCATTAGCAAAACAAATTGCAAACATTATTAAACCTGGAGCACGAGTGGTTATTGCTAGAAAAGCAGGAACACGCAAAATTAAACGAAGAAGGACACAGAAGAAAAAGCGTGTATAAAATAATGCCTGCTGATCAACCGTATAAACCACAAATAATTAAAAGGGAAGTAAGAGACGGTAGTGTAATTTTTGAAGTTCAAATATACTTAGATCCCTTGAAGTTAAAAGAAGATGATCAAAAACATATAATTGAAAAATTTGGAAATCAAATTGTCAAGGGAAAACATTGTCTTGATATTGATGAAGACTTTGTTCGTCAAGGTATAGAAGATGATGAATATACTGGATTTATTTATGTAAAAAATAAAGAATTACAAGATGTTGCGACTGGTAGTTTTCAAGTCTACGATTGGTGTGAGACTGGAAAATCACAGTTTTGGATTAACGATTTGTGTCGTGTAACTGAAATTGAACCTAGACCTACAACAAGTCCAGTTCGAACATTACTCAAAGTATTGGAAAGACTAGCTGCGTCCAAGTTTAGAAGTGTATATTTAATGGTTGACAAAGAAGAAGTAGAAAAAGGTAAGTTACCTGAACTATACAGAGAAAAATACAATTTTACGGAAGATGTTGGTTGTGTTTTTGATGACGCAATAGCAATGAAAAAGTCTGTTCGTAGAGGAGGATCACGAAATTACACGCGTAAAAATGTAAAACACCACTCCAAATAAAGCAAGCATAAAAATACAGAAAACTGCCCAGAATCCACTAGTAAATCTTGGTTCCTCGTCTTCATCGAGTACCATGAAGGAACGCGCGCCTGTCATATATATCTACTACCTTTGGCGTTTGCGTAGATACTTTGAATTTTTCCAATAATTGTATTGCTTCCTGTCTTTTACTGAACGGAATCTTGTAATCGTCATCATTTACTCGTTCCCATAATGATGTTTTTCCATACATCGTTTCAAATTGATAATCTGCAGGTGATTGAACACCCATTTCCTTCAGAGTATTCAATATTTGGTATAATTTACCTCCATCATCAGTCATAATACAGAACCAAGCGTCGTTTAATAAAACATTGGGATCATATACAGGTTTGCGTTCTTTACCTACGTGTCCATATAAGGAAGTTGAAAATTGATCTTGACCTAATAATTCAAAACTTGTTGTCATACTTTCAAGACCTACAACGTTGGTAACATTTTCATAATTATAGTTTGCGACTTCTGGTGCTTCTTCAGCTGATCTACGTGCCATCATTCGTTGTCCGCTTTCAAAAGAACGATCCATATACGGAGGTGGAACATGTGGTCGGTCCATTATCCTCTTAGGATTATCTTCTTTTAAATGTTTTTAAGTTAACTTTAAAATAATATATTTATTGTTTTTGTCTCGTGATAAATAATCATAAAAGTATATATTTTCATTATGTATTTTTAATTGTTTAAATAAAGGTTTTATTTGTGTAAAATACAGGGCTGTTATACCTTGTTCATTTGTTTTACTAATTGGATATTCATTTGTTAATTTTAATAAATTATCATATGTATCGTTTTCTATTATTTTTGTGTCATATAACATTATCGTTGTTTGAAAATAATCTTCATTCAAATTATATTTACTATTAAGTTTTGTAAAATAGTCTGTAATAGTTTTATCAAATTGAGTATGTAATTTCCATTCATAAGTTGGGTATGCATCTGATTGTGCTAATATTGTATTTTCAGTTATTTCATTTATTATTGGAGATATATCTGAAAAAATAGTTAATCCACAATCTAAATATAAAACGTAATCCCACTGTTTAAAATATGTATTAAATAAATGAAGTTTATGCCATTGAAACTTTTTTGTTAAATTTCTACTGTCTGTATTTATTTTATTATTTACAACTAAAAATTCATTTGAAAAAATGATATCAGAAAAGTGCTTAATTATAATATTATTATCTTTTATAAACTCATACTCTAACATTTTACTATTATTTAAATCATCACCTACTACTAAACAAATATTTCCCTTATAATTACCGTTTGTAATTAATTGATTACATGTATTAATAAACTTATTAAAATATGCCTTGTTACAGACAAATACTACACAAATACTTTTATTCATTATTACTAACATAGTTACTGTTCTTAAGTATTACGTATTATTTTGAAATAACCGAGATATAACTCGAAGGTTTAATTTTTGCCCCTGTATCTTTTACTGCTTTTACAAGTAATAAAGACATTGCACTATTTTTCATACTGCCTGCGACAGCATTGGCAGCATATGCTACGGTATATCCAGTCAAAATATCATTACCGCTTTTTGCATTTTTGACCAAAGTCTTTGAATACTCTGAAGCCGCATAAATCATGGCCATGCGTGTATCAAACGGTGTATCTACATTCAATGAAAAACCTTTAGGTAAATTGGCAGCTAATTCTTTATTCTGCATAAAGTTGGTTATAGACTGAGCAGATGGTGTAGTATAAATAAACTGAAATGCCTCGTCTAATTGACTGACCTGTTTTGTATCAATGCCTGCAGATACAGTATCGTATAATTCAGTTTGGTCGGACATTAAATCAATTAATTTCGAAGCATCGTAATCATAGTATTTATCTAAAGTACTTTTGGTTTGATTGACCATTGTAGTCCAGTTTGGAAAATTGCCTTTCATATTTGTGAACTCTTCTCTTCGACGATTTTGACCATAGAGAACAGCGACCAAAATAAGAATTGATACACCGATAAGGATATAACCCCACTTCATTATCTTTTAGGCAGAGGAATTGGAACAAGGCATTAAACAAAGTTTGATATCTCCAAGATTTGCGATTACATACTTAATCATCATAAACCAATCGTTCTTCATATAAAGTTCTAGATTGTTAGACAAGTTTGTGCATTTTGTGAACAAAACAAGATGTGGAAGAGAGAAGGTTCCTGAAATAATAGCATTGGTTTCTTCTTTCTTAATTGAAAATTCTGAATCTGAATCTCCAAGAACAGTTTCACGATTCGCAAATTGACCTTTACATGACAAAACAAGTGTACTTCCTACGCTCTTAATATCGACTGTTTTTGCCATCAATAAAGTCATATCACGACACTTCTTTTGAAAGTCAATAGATGGCATGGTAATACGAGCAGAGAATTCAGTAGATGGCATTTCAATATTTGGTTCATCACGATCTAACAAAGATAAAGAGTAACGAGTGACTTCCTTCTTTTCGCCATTTTCCAACAAAATACGTAAGTGATTATGGTCTCCTTTATCAATGTAAAATGTTAAAGTATCGTCGTTGGTGGCGGTTTTCACAATACGATAAAGATGATCAGTATTTAAACCAATAACGGTAGGAGTAGAGCAATGATACTTTTCAAACTTTGATGCTTCTAATCGCATATGAACTAAAACCGTGCGTGTATTGTCCATTGCCACCATCTTGATTCCTTCACGATCAAAGGTAAAGTTCATCTCCACCAAAATACATTTGAGAGCTTCGATGAGTGTTCGAATAGCTCCTGTCTGGACAGTCTTTGCCTCGACTAGATGTTCCTCGCTCATTTTTATTAGTTAGGGCGTCTTCCTTAAATCAAATTGAACACGAACCCTACCATGTACCCACATAGGAATTCTATAATGTCTACAAAAATATTGATGTCGGTCATGTCAAGTAATTGGTAAAACAAAAAGATAGGGACAATCATCTTGAACTTAATAGCAAATAATCCAAATACAATGTGCCAAAATGAGTTCCATTCATCAGTAAACAATCTGCGTGGAATATATGACTTGGATGTACCTTTGGCCCTTGCCTTTTTTGGGAATATTAGGGGTTCTAATTTTGGTAATTCTTCTGACAACGGTGAATCTTCTGTTAGGCCTTCTGGTAGTTTCGCTTTACGGACTGTTTCCAAAGGATCTTCTTTTTGAATCTGTGGCATCACGATTACGAAACGAACCTGTGGAGGAGAATATTCGGGCAACATTTCAGTTATTGGAGTGTCCGAAAGATCTTCCTTCGACATGTATATTTATTTGGAATCCACACGGATTAATTTCAATTTCATCCGTAATGTTTAATTTCGGTGTTTGTTCTCATCCAAATTATCGTTCAAATCATATTGTAACATTGCCTTTTTACCAATACATTCCAGTTATATCGGATGTAGCAAAATACTTAGGAGTTATATCATCCGATTATCAAACGATCAAAAAGACATTACAAAAAGGTGAATCTGTTTCATTGATGTTAGGGGGAGTCCGTGAAATGAACTTAACGCAAACAAACAAAATGACAATTTACGTGAAACAACGAAAAGGTATTTTCAAAATGGCTGCAGAAAGTGGGATCCCCCTTGTTCCTGTAATCACATATGGCGAAAATGAACTTTTTCCTCGTGCTGAGAGCGCTATTATAACCTCAATAAATGAATGGCTTCACTCTACCTTCCGATTGTCTATCCCTGTACCTAGTTGGAAATCCCTTATAAATTGGTTTGAAATATCATACAAACCTTTAAAACCTGTCAAAACCTATATTGGGGGGCCTATAACACACTCCGATCCAGACATCCTTAAAGAAAAATATATTTTGGCACTCCGCGAACTTTTTGATAAAACCTCGCCCCCCGATTATATCTTAGAAATTATTTAGTCAATTTATTCTTCAGATGATGATTCTTCTTCGGAGGATGATTCTTCTTCAGCACCGCCCTTGTGTCCTTTTCCATGTTTTACCTTGACGGGTTTTCCGTTCTTGATGGTCCATCGGTGACCTGATTTCTTTTCCCATTTCTTGAGTGTTCCCTTCTTCTTAGCAAGGGCGGACTTACGAGCAGATACGATACGACCGTATTTGTTGTATTTTAAGTCCTTCTTTGTTAATCCTCCTTTTGTATGATGAGCAGATCCGTGCATTACAGCAGCACGAGATCCAATAGCACGCATAGCACCGCCAGTCTTTATTTCGTCAGCCATTTATTAGATAACGGACAAATTTGTTTATTCCCTGAGTTTAGAAGCAACATCTGAATCGGACAATATGGTTTCTGACGGGAGTTCAAGGTATAATATGCTACTGAAAAATGGTGATACGCGGTTTTCAAATACAACACTTCGTATCTTGTCATTACTTGTTAAAGTAGACACTAATCGATTCTCAAGGACACTTCGTTCAAGTGTTGGACGTACTTGTTTCACTTGAACTTTACAGGATGCACCATCCCAAACGCACAAACCATCGCATTCTGATTTAGCAGAACCAGTACATGAATGACGCATCTTGCTGTAGAAGGTAATTGGTGTATCTGCTCCTGTAAATGATAAAGTATCGTCCATCCACTGTTTAATAAGTGGTTTGAGTGTTTGTTTATTTGGATTTTGTTTTCCGAGTTCTTGTTTGAGGTCTTCGTAATCATG